GTTAAGCCCCAAAATTAAAAGCACTTACGCCAAAGCCGCTCAACAGGACATGGCCAGACATGCGGCTGCGGCCAAAACACGCAGGTATGTGTATGGTCCTGAAGATTCCGAAGCGGAAGAACATGAACGTGAGGCTGACCGTCGAGAACGTGGCTTGTCCAGAGCGCAAAGTCAGGCGTCCATGAATGAAACCGAGTATCAGGGTCGAGAAGTCCAACTGGGCAAACCCATGAAGGGTGACGTTAAAAAGTTCAAAGTCTACGTCAAGGATCCCAGCACTGGCAATGTTAAGAAAGTCAATTTTGGCGACCCCAACATGGAAATTCGTCGTGACGATCCCGAACGCCGCAAAAGTTTCAGAGCCAGACACGGTTGTGGTACCAGCCGTGCCAGCGACCGCACCAAAGCAGCCTACTGGAGTTGCCGCATGTGGTCCAGCAAACCAGTCAGTAAAATAGTATCAGAACACAAAACCACTGGAATGCGTCGACACCACGAGGATGTGGGTCCCGGCGCTTATATTAGCAGAGACAATGGTGGGTATGATCGTTTCTACCATATGAATCGATTGATGATGGCCATGGCCAAGGCTGATGGACAGAGCACTCGGGCAGTGGACAGTCCTGCTGACACCTGGTTTGAAAAGTATAATACCATTCATCCCTACACCGAGCAAGAGCATAACATGGCCCAAGCGGCTATGAAAACAGTGCCCACAGATGGCCGAGAAGTGACTCGCGACCATCGCAGTCACGAAACCGAAACAGTGCATAAAACCAGTCCAGTGCCACAAAATTCTGGTGCAAAAACCAAGAGAAAGTCCTGACCACATGGACGAATTGGATCAGCTCAGAGTCATGGCTGGCATCGGCAATGCAGGGCGATTGCAAGAATATCGGGGTGAAAAATTTGCTGGTAGTAATCCCAGCGTGACTGCTCAGGAAAAGGTCGATTACCAACATCAACATAATATTCAACCAGGGACACCAGAATGGTTCCGATTGTGGTTCAGTAAACCCTATTTGACGGGCGAGAAGCCCTGGTAAATAAGTAACAGTATGGCAAAATCATTAGAAGGCGTGCTGGTCAAAAAAGCGCACCAGCCTGAAATTTTTACAGAACAGCAGATTCTGGAATTTGCCAAATGTGCTGATCCGGTCTCTGGGCCAGAATATTTCATGAGTCAGTATTTCTATATACAGCATCCCACCAAGGGGCGCATGTTATACGAGCCTTTTGATTATCAGAAACGATTAATACACACCTATCATAATTATCGATACAGCATTGCTCTGATGCCCCGACAGACTGGCAAAAGCACCAGTGCTGCGGGATATCTGCTCTGGTATGCCATGTTTGTTCCCGACTCCACCATACTAATTGCTGCACACAAATACACTGGCTCACAGGAAATCATGCAGCGCATCAGATATGCCTACGAGTCAGTGCCTGATTTCATACGTGCAGGTGCGGTGAGTTATAACAAAGGCAGCATAGATTTCGACAATGGTAGCCGCATACTTTCAACCACCACCACGGAAAACACTGGTCGGGGTTTGTCTATATCCTTGCTGTATTCAGATGAGTTTGCCTTCGTCAGACCCACTATTGCCAGAGAATTCTGGACTTCCATAAGCCCTACCCTGGCCACTGGTGGTAAATGTATCATCACTTCAACTCCTAACTCTGACGAAGATCAGTTTGCCACATTATGGAAGGGTGCCAACCGGTGCCAGGATGAGTACGGCAATCCCACTGAATTGGGACAGAATGGATTCAAAGCATTTCGTAGTTATTGGAACGAGCACCCAGATCGGGATGAGCGGTGGGCAAACGAACAACGTGCTCAACTGGGGGCAGAGCGATTTGATCGAGAAATGAATTGCGAATTTGTTATCTGGGAAGAAACCCTGATTAGTCCCAGGTTTCTGACAGAATTACAAGGTCAGGAACCTGTAGAAAGACAAGGGCAAATCAGATGGTGGCGCCGACCCGACCCTGGCATGACTTATGTGGTGGCATTGGATCCCAGTCTGGGCACTGGTGGAGATCCTGCGGCCATACAGGTATTCGAATTGCCCAGTTTCACCCAGGTGGCGGAATGGCAGCATAATCGCACCCCCATACAAAAGCAGATAGCCATCATGCGAGAAATCACCAGATATCTGGCAGAAACGGTGTCAGCCAATAACATCTATTACAGTATAGAAAACAATACTCTGGGTGAGGCTGGATTGGTTACCATTGCGGAGATAGGTGAGGAAAACATTCCAGGAAACTTTCTCAGTGAACCTGCTCGCGCCGGTTCTGGACGTAGATATCGCAAGGGATTTACCACCAGTAACAAATCCAAACTCAGTGCATGTGCCAAATTAAAAAACCTATTAGAAACTCGTCGACTGACTGTTTGCAGCAAGAATTTAATTAGTGAATTAAAAACTTTTGTGGCCAACGCCAATAGCTATGCCGCCAAGCCCGGAGAAACAGACGATTTAGTTATGAGTCTGATATTGATTATACGCATGGCTCAGTTATTGCAGACGTATGATGCCAATCTGGATACTGCCATGCGAGATGGTGTAGATCAGATCATCGAGCCCATGCCATTTATATTATTGTAGTGTGCTAAATACCAGATGAGAGAAATTAATAAAATTGCCGACGGATTATTTGAAAAGATTCGTGACAGATTCGAAGATGTGAGTCTGGGCGACGAAAACGCCAAGGCCACTAATGATCCAGAATCTGCCAGATTCTTTAACTTTGACTATGCTGTGGATGGTGAAAACTACGGTAACATCACCATGAGCCTGATAGACGAAAAAAGTCTCAAGGTCTATTACAGTAAAAACATCACTGAAAAATTAAGCCAGGAAGACAAACAAAAATGGTACGCTTTTCTGCGTGAACTCAGAGAATTTGCCCGACGCAATTTACTGAGTTTCGAGCCCCGAGACATCACCCGTGGCACACTCAAATATCGTGATATACATCAGCAGAGCCGAGCCGATGGCACCTTTGGCACTGATGAGGTGGTGTCTGAAAGTCGCATGTACGGAACTGTAAATCGCAGTTACGAAAGTTTTGGTCCTGTGCGTATCAAACTCAAGCACAGCAAGCCCATTGTGGATGAGGCTCCGGGTGCACGCAGTCGCAACATAGATGCGATATTTTTGGAAAACGATCAGGGCGAGCGCTTCCGTTTGCCGTTTACCAATCTGTCTGGTGCCAGAGCCATGGCTCGCCACGTCAGCGCAGGCGGTGTTCCCAATGATGAGCTGGGCTGTCACATCACCAACATTGTTAAAGAAATGACAGCATTGCGCCCATTCGTTTTTGGCATGCGTAATCGCACATTTGAAGATGTCACCACCAATGACATGGTGGAATCAGCATTTGAATATCATGGTCTATTAAAGAATACACTGAAGAAGCTCAGAGGCCGTCGTGGCTATACTGAATTTAAAGATAATTTTAAGCCAGCATTGAATGAGACTGATGTGGATGTGGAAAGTCTTAAAGAAAAATTTGTCAAGAGAATATTTGATGACCGACTGGCTGAAGCATTGCCCATAGTGCACCGAGCCTATGAGATGAAGCAGGCCAACACCAATCCCTACCTGCAGGCTTTTGAAGGCTGGGCAACAAAAATATCAGAAGGTGTCTGGGCAGTGCCTGATTCAGACGAAGCCCAAGACAAATTGCAAGAACTTTTGGCGGAACCCCTGGAAGTGGGGGTAGACGCAGCCAACGCCACCGCGGCATTGTCAGACATCATTGGTGATGATGAACTCTATGATGATCTGGCTGAATTGGCAGAACAAGACCCAGCATCAGATGCCAGACCGCTGATTCAGCACTGGTTGCGGGACAATGGATACAGTAATCTGGCAGGAGAAGACCAAGTGGAACCGGAGAAAAACATGCATGGATCAGCCCAGGGGGGTGTGGACGGCACCGTAAATGAAAGTCATGACAGCTATGAAGCAGTGCAGGCTGCGATTATACGTCGTATAATACATCAGCACAAAGATGCATTGGCCAAGTATGGTCCAGAAGCCATCATGCAGGCAGCGGAAGATGAAGCAGCATTTGTGGGCGATGTAGAAGAAATTGGCAGCAGTGATGTCAGCGGCTGGGTCAGAAGAGTGATTCAGGCACTGGAATCCGGGCAGTATCACGACACACACAGCGATGTCCTGGAATCCGATGCCACCTACGATGAAGATGAAGAAGATTATGATGAAGAAGACGAGGAAGATCAGAGCTTCTATGTGGTCCTGGCCGACGAAGATGGTGAAGTTTTTGTGGGTTCCATTAGCAAAGAAGATGGTCGTTGGAGAGAACGACGAGTCAGTGGCAAAGCCCCATATGGCTGGAGTGGTAGCAACTACATGAGTTATCTGAAGCCCAACGACATCATGAGTTGGATTCGCAAAGATTACGAACGTAATTACGTGATCAAAGGTCCATTTTTTGACGAGGAATCATTGCACGCTGCCACATCCTGGCTACAGGAATCTCAGTCCAAGCCCCGTAATTTTGTGGCCAAAAATGCTCCTCGCACCGGTGCTGGTGCGCACAAAAATAAAAAAAAAGCAGAACGTCAGGGTGATGTAAAACACAAAAAGACTGCTGAGTTGGATCAGCAGATGGCAGAAGCCTCCACCATGAGTCACGCTGTAGGGTTCATGTCCATGCCAGATCTGAAGCCTGGTGATCTAGCACATCACGGAATGTTGGGTCCGGTCACAGTGGTTCGTCATGATGGCCCCCGAGTTGTAGTCAGAGATCAGTCTCGACAACTCTATCGTATGTCACCACACAAACTGCAGCCTGCGGAAGACACCACCGAAGATCGCAAGCCCAGCCTTAAAAATCCCCAAGACAATCCCTGCTGGTCAGGCTATCACCCAGTGGGCACCAAGAAAAAGAATGGTCAGACTGTGCCCAACTGTGTGCCTAAAGAAAGCATCAACGAAGAAACAACTGCCGATAAAATTTCTGCCGCTTTGACTGCAAAGGGCGTAACATACAGCAGAGATCGAGAAGAAGAAATCATCAACATGATTGGTGATGAAATGGAAAAGATGGACATGATTCCAAAAACTATCCGTTATCTGATGAGTCCCGGTCAAGATTTTATTTCAGATGTCCTGGCTGGTCTGGCAAGAGATGTGACAGAAGGCTTTAAGAACACCTACAATGTGGGCGACCGTGTGGAATCTCCCCTGGGAACCGGCACTATCACTGTGGTGTCCAAGAATGTCAATGCAGATGGTCAGGTTAAAGTCAAGCTGGATGATCCTGATCGTGCTGGCGAAGATGGCAAGCATAAAGACACATTTGTATTCACCACTGACCAATTGAAACACGTTGCTGAACAAGGTGTGGCGGAGGGATTAAATTTTGATGAAATCTACGGCAAGTATCTAAAAGTAACTGACAACAGTGGTGATCCTAGCAAACCAGGATTTAGTCTTGTCACACCACTCAACGGTGAATCTTGGAACTGGCGTGAGCGTCCTGAATTTAAGGACTTAGTAAAACAAAAACTTAACGATCCAGGATTCCTTGGAGATCACAAATATCAACAAATTATTGACGCTATGTCAGGTAAACAATTTAATCCAACTAAACATATTGCTAAAGAAAACTTTGCTGACGGTAAAAATCCACAACAAAGTGTGGCGGAAGGTGAACACGATTCCAGAAAACCGTTTGGTGTTCGTTATAAAGTATTCGCTGGTCGTGAAGGCAGAGTGTCTACTAAAGAATATTGGACTACCTCAGAGGAAAAATTACAAAAAGCTGTGGCTAAAATTCAAGCACTAGACAACTTCTACGGAATCGACGGATATAGCTATCCCAAAGAACAGCCAGGTGTGGCGGAAGGCTCGGAACAAGTAGCAGAAGCTGTAAGACCCACAGACTTTGCCACCATTACAATCGAAAATCCCGATGATACTGGTGATATAGATCTGGAAGTGGGATATCACACCGAAGGTGACTATTATCCTGCCACTCGCCTGGAACCAGCATCATACCCAGAAATCATCATTGACAGTGTTCGACGCACTGACACTGGTGCAGAAATTTTATCCACTCTGGACGATGGCACCTATGAATACATCCTGAATCAGTTGTATGACAGACAGGAACAGTATGAAGGCGTTAATGAAATCAGTGACGCAACCAAAGCCAGCTATAAGAAACAAGCCCAAAAACAAGTGCAGGATCTGACGCCACACGCACGCACAGGAGAATATCGAGACATGGCTAAAAATATCATAAACAAACGAGAACAGGGTCTGGCCAGACTTGGCACTGTGGCTGAAAATATGCTGGCTGATTATGCCAGAAATCTGGATTCAATCTCTGAAGCAGAGGATGGAATCAGTGTGGATGGTCTTGATGAGCAAGGTGTGGCGGAAGGCCTGGAAAGTTTGGAATCCCTGATAGGCAAGCGAGTGTATGTCAAGAGCGTGGGCGAGATGGGCACGGTGTCAGATGTTTCAGCGGGACACAGAAATAGCCTGATGGTTGACTTGGACAACGGCGATCGGGAAATAGCACACTTCACAGACTTGTCTCAGGAACGCCCTGGTATGATGCGTAGAATGATAGACAAGATCAAATCGCCTGTGGCTGCTACAGCACCGTTAAAGGAAAGCGCAAAAGCCAACGACTCAGAATCAGATGTCGCAGAACTGAGACGACTGGCAGGCTTGAAGTAATCCCAGCAGCAGTTTTATCAAAAAGGCACTTTTCGGTGCCTTTTTGTTTGACTACATAAATAAACATAGCGTATTATGTCAGAGTGCAGAATACGTTTAGGCACATACTTTATGGCACATTTATCAAGGAGAAAACATCATGGCCACATCACTAGCAGAAATTCGCGCAAAACTACAAGCGCAAGAAACCCGTAGCACCGGCAACAGTTCATCAGGCGGCGACAACGCCATCTACGCACACTGGAACATTGCCGAAGGCACCAATGCCCGAGTCCGCTTCCTGCCCGACGCAGACCCCAAGAACACATTCTTCTGGGTTGAGCGAGCAATGATCAATCTACCATTTGCTGGGGTCAAGGGTCAACCCGACAGCAAGCCAGTGACTGTGCAGGTGCCCTGTGTGGAAATGTGGGGTGAGGCCTGCCCAATTCTGGCAGAAGTCCGCACCTGGTTCAAGGACCCCAGCCTGGAAGACATGGGTCGCAAATACTGGAAGAAGAAGAGCTATCTGTTCCAGGGCTTCGTGCGCGAGAATCCCATGAAGGAAGACGAAACGCCCACCAACCCAATTCGTCGTTTCATCATTAGCCCTCAGATTTTTAATCTGGTCAAGGCAGCATTGCTGGATCCCGAACTGGAAAATCTGCCCATTGATTATCAGGGTGGTCTGGATTTCGTTATCACCAAGACCAGCAAGGGTGGCTATGCAGACTACAACACCAGCAAGTGGGCTCGCAAGGAGTCAGCACTGACTGCTGATGAAGCAGCGGCCGTTGAGCAGTATGGCCTATACAATCTGGCTGACTTTTTGCCCAAGAAGCCATCAGATGTTGAGCTCAAGGTCATCAAGGAAATGTTTGAGGCCAGCGTGGATGGTCAGGCCTATGATGCTGATCGTTGGGGTGCCTATTACAAGCCCCGTGGTGTGACTGTGGCCAGTAATGCTGCATCCGCACCTGCAGCAGCCGCCGTTTCAGGGCCAGCAGAGGTGGTAGATGAGGACATCGCCGAACCCATCAAGACTGCCGCAACAGCCACATCGCCAGTGACCACTCCCAGCGGTGGTGGTCAACGTGCAGAAGACATTCTGGCAATGATCCGCAATCGCCAAAAAACAAATTAAATGATATTAAACTGTGAGTGCATTGATTTGTGCTCACAGTTTATAAATAATTTTAAAAATTCTAACAAAAATATTTAATATCCGACAATAATTAATTAAAAAAGAATCAACACTAACAATGCTCTGTG